CCGTCCCTGGCCACGACCGTGACCTTGTACTGATACGCATAGCTCGTGTTCAGTGGCGAGTGCATAAAGCCGGTGGTCGTGGTGCCGATCAAACTCCAGGAACCTGGGAATCCGCCGCCAGTGTTGACGTCCACATAGACCTTGTAATAGGAGAACCCGGCCCACGTTGTCTTTGCAGCGCGCATCTTGAGGAAGATCCTGCCAGCGCCTACGATCACGGCCTCGGCATTCCCTGTCCCCCAATCGTCTATCTGAATGTCCTCTGAACTACTCAGTCCAGAATCGCTAACCTCGGTAGAAGGTAACCCCTGGTTGCCGGCCCGGTCAACCGCGCACACCACAAAGTAGAACGGCCCCAAGCTTGATCCATCCAGCGCGTAGGTGAACGTTTCGGCGTTTACAAACCAAACGCTGTCGTAGGTGCCAGGATCACTGACGTCAATGGATGGCGTCTCTGACACGAAGACCCTGTACCCGGCGAGGGCCCCGAACGGAAGATCCTCGCCGTCCGCGCGGACCGTAGGAGCCGTCCACGATACGACTATCCCCTCGACTACACCCCTCGCCGTCACTCCTGTGGGAGCGCCTGGTGCGACAGACCGGGATGGGAGCCGCGCCGCTACCGGTTTGCTCCATGCGGATAGGTTGGATCTTACCCCGTAGATATGCGGCCTGATGTAACCGCGCGTTGCCATTATCCCGCCCAACTCACGTAGGTCAGCACGTCATTCTGTGCCGTGAAGTCGTATCCCGCCTTAGCCAGCACAATTGTCATCTCTGGGTAGGTCTCGATATCTATAAAGAAGGAAGCGATCCCGTCGGCGCCAGTCACAAACGGGTTCGCCTTGGGAGTGGTCGCGGCCTTGTCCTCGTAGATGTCGGCCGCGTCCGTAGTGCCGGCCTCGTATACCGTCACCGTTACGGTTGGAATGATCAACCCCGTCTCATCTACGATTGCTCTCGCCCATCGTCTGTACGTCGCCATATTACCTCCTCGTACTCACTGGAACAGACGCGATCTCACAGATCATCCTCTTCCCCTCGCCGAGCCCCTCAATCTGAACGTAGGGGTAGATGTCTGTGGCTATATAGGTCCAGTCTCCAATCGCTCGCAGGATCTCGTATGTCTCGCCGTTGGCGATCGGATCATCTACCGGATCTATTGTGAGAACTGTCGCTGTGTTGGACAGTATCCGGCGACAGACCGCATTGCGCGCCGGAGCGGTCAACCACAGGTAGTGATCGGCCAGTGCGCCTGGAGTCCAGGCCTTGGACGTATCCTCGACCGTGTTGGCCGAGCCTCCCGTCGCAGTCCCGTAGTCTATGAGCGTTCCCTCTCTGTACCGGACAAGGTAGCCGGAGATGTTCCAGCTACGCGTGCCAGCCCAGCGGACGTGCAGGACCGGCGTGGAATCTCCAGAAACACCTTCCCCCCAAACCCCCAGCGCCTCCGGCTGGGATGGAGGCTCCGGTATCGGTCCCGTGCGCTCATCCCGATCACGATCGTGCTTCCCAAGCCAGTCAGTACGCGCACGCGAGAACCAGTACCTCCGCGCGCCGATCCGCTTGTACAAAGCTCCGCGGAGAACCGTGGAACCTACCGTATCCCCCTGGCCGATTGTCATAGTGATGCCAGTGACTCCGAGCGTGACCGTCTCTGACGGCGTGTCAATTGTTACAAGTTCGCCGCCCTCGAATCCAAGACACAGCCAGGGGATATGCGCCTCAGCGTTAGGACATGGCGAGGAGAGATCGTGTAGCGCGTAGTCTGCTAGCTTCACGGCCTCGGCGCGCGTGTCAATTAGCGATCCGGCCTTTTCGACAATGCGCATGTACCGGTGCTTCCTGCCGGTTCCATCTGGGACGCCATAGACGAGCCGCGCCGCCTCGTTCGCTGCGTCTACCACGGCTTCCTTGCCGGTTGAACGTTCCCGGTAGACTACCCGCACCGCCGTGCGCACGTTAGCTT